TCAGATGGTATCTAGGTATGGAAGAACGGGTAGTAATACCCGTTGCAACCGAGCTTCATCAAGCCCATGATGTTGTAAGATACCTCCCTCTTGGGGAAGGCAACAACTCCACCAGGGAAGATGACGGCCCTTAGACAAGGATAAACTGAGCAGAGCCTAGGAAAAGTTCCTAGGGCCATACTGTGTTTGGTTCCATGAGCGGATTATTCATGGACGAGCGAAGTGTGAGACAGACCTGGTAAGTCCCAGGCGAGTCACCGCACCGCGTCATCAATGACACTGAGGCCCCGAAAGGGGTTGTCCTGTGAGGACGCCTACAGGAAGGTCTTCTTTGAGAAGATCCTTGTTTTCTGTCATGGATCCTTGTCACCTAGTGATAAACTATGACATTAGTAGCCTGTTGGGAGAACTACTGTGCAGGGTGGGGCCAAGTGGATCCTCAACTTGTCATGTCCTTCGGGACTCGCAAGTCTGTTGGTGAAACTGTGGTCATCTACTCGAGATATTCACAGCCTGTCCACCGGTCCCCGACCGGAAAGGAAAGGTCGAGACCTTAGACGACTCATTTCATTTTCAATTCCATGTTTCAACTTTTCAGTTTCCACACGTCTTTTGTTTCCATGAGTGTCTTCGGATCTGGTTCCCGTTCCTTCCACGCAACTTCCATCTTGAGAGAGGATAGATACTCGATCAACGGGAGTGAGACCACTCGTACAGACATCTTAACGATGAAGCCGCAAGAGCGATCTGTGGCCCATTGGCAGGTGTTGGTAGATTGGGACCGGCAGATATCTAGACCTTTTGTGATCGTAGATCCTTTCGATCCAACGGGACTACTGTATCTTTCTCAGGCTGAATACCTGAGTCAGGCTAAAGTAGCCGCCTCAACCGACCTACCCGTCCTTGTGATCGCACGTCCTGGTACTAAGGCTCCTATCCCTCTCGGCACTTCTTCTTCTCAAAATTCCCCCCTTCCGGTGGGAATAGAGACGAAGTGGACACGGCAAAGCCGAGCGTCGTGGAATGCATTCCTTCAGTTCCGTTCCCGGATCCGAAGAGCGACTCCAGTCGTCTCTGGCTCTACCATGGTTTCCGAGAGCTCTAAGAGCATACATCGGACGGTGTATCTATGGGCTAGGGAACTCGCCCATTATACCGAAGTGAAGAATCCAGGGATGATCCCTGTTTTGCTTCAGCCCTTGGCTTCGAAGTTAGCTAGCCTCCTCGACAACAACGGACGTACAGGAACCATAACCTACCTTAAGGTAAGTCTGTTCGTACTGTACTCGTTTATGTCTGGAAACCCCCTTCGGTCAACCGTACCTTTGGGGTGGGGGATACGACTTAGAAACGGACTTCCAGCGGATTGGTCTGTGAAGCTGCGGACATATGTCCGGTCAGGAAATGCTCCTATGATTAGGATCATCGCCTCACTTCTTAATATCTACCGTGCAATGGATGCTAAGCACCCTAAGTACTCAGTAGATACGATAGAACGCCCACATCCCGATCTTAAGGATAACCCGGATTTTAAGTTGTTCCAGAAGTTCTGTACGGAGATCCTCCCTACTCTTCTGAGCACACAGTGCCCTAAGAACGTGCTCCCCACATTTGAGTATAAGTCCGCGGCTGGTTTATTGATTAAATCAGCTGGGGCGAACTACTCACCAGCCATGGCCTCTATGGTCGAGGATGCTCAGGCTTGGGCAAACGCGCCGTCCAACTACATTGCTGAGTGGTTTAAGCTCCACGAAGATAAATATCTTCTGGACTTAGTCACTGCAATGGCGAAGGAGGTCGTGCCTCTACCAGGAGCGGACGCTCTATCGTCCCTTAACGGGTACGGTATGGCGAGTCGACCTAGTGGACCACGGCAGGGCAGTGAGAAACCCATTCTTGGGCGACTGCACACTATAGATGAGCCGGCGGGGAAAGTACGAGTAGTCGCTATCTGTGATTACTGGACCCAAGTCGGTCTCAAACCTGTGCATGACTGGCTCTTCTCAATCTTGAAACACTTGCCGCAAGATGCGACATTTGATCAGGACGGTCGAACCGTGTCATACTACCAGAAGGGACTTAGTCCCCACTGGTCTTTTGATTTGAAATCCGCAACAGACCTGATTCCCCTTGCCCTCTATAAAGAGGTCCTCGGTCCCATCATGAGAAGTCACGATGAGACTCTGGAACAAGGAAGAGCCAGAGCTGAACTGTGGGCTAAGATCATCGCAGACAGAGACTTCGCCCTCCCCAACGACGGGAAGACTCCGACGGCCTTCGTAAGGTACCGTACGGGTCAACCTATGGGTGCACTCTCTTCTTGGGCCTCGATGGCGATGGTACATCATGCGCTTGTCCAATTTTCAAGTTGGAAGGTCGATGGATGTCCTAGTTTAGCTCCTGTGGTCAAAGTGACTACTAGAGCGGCTAGGAAAGCCGCCGGCCGGACACGTGAAATTGTCCGATACGCATGTTGGTACGAGTTCTACCTAGTCTTAGGGGATGATGTGGACATCTCTCGGATGGAAGCGGTTGCGACTGCTTACACCGAAGTGTGTGCGTCATTCTCTATCATAATCGGCCTTCACAAATCTCTTAAAAGTTCTAAGAACTGTTTTGAGTTTGCGAATCGTCGATTCCATCCAATTGGCGACATCTCACCGATCTCATTCCGTGAAGAGCTTTCAGCTCGTACATGGGTGAGCCGGTGGGAATACGCTAAGCGGATCTGTTCCCGACTAGGGAAAACCATCGAAGAAGTTCCAGCCGTCTTACGACGAGCTGTCACTTCGGCTCAGTGGAGTGTGATCCTTCCAGAAATGGCAGGGAAACGCCCATCATCGTTGTTATCCCTTGTCCGATATTGTCTTCTAAACCCGTTGCAACTCCATAAGGATGTCGCAGAGGTAAGAATATCTCATCTGTTAGACTGGTTAGCCAATGGACTTGATGCGAATCAAGCCCGGGTGGCCAGATCAGTCAGAATCGATACCGAACAAGGGAGACAGCTAGAGCGCTCTCTGGCACACTTCCTTCTAGGGAAAATTCAAGACGAGTTTGACACTCGGTTGAGTGAGTCATACCTAGCACCTCTTCGGAAGGTAGCACCTCCTGTTGACCGTTTCAAAGATTCGGATCTTTGGCACGATTCAGCAGAAAGGGCCATTCCTTCAGAGGCCCTAGCTTATAACTCTCTTTGGAGACAGGTAACAGCTACTATAGAATTACCTGAACCCCCAAAGGCGATAGCGCAGGCGTTCTGGGATGCACTCGAGACTGTGGACGACTCATATGTGAGAAGTCTTCAGAAACGGATGACCCCGAATTACTACGCGAAACAATCTCCGATAGCCTGGGCATACTTCTTATCGTGTATTAACTTACACAATTCGAAAGTACTCCAGGATCTATTTGAGATTGAAGAACGGTATAACCAAGCCGTTCGTCGCACTCCTCCAGTGAACTCTCCAGTCTATAGCAAGAAATTCTACCAACGCGGTTATCCCAATCTAGTTGGGCCGTTATTGGAGATCCTGATAGACTTGCTCACGCTCCCGAAGCTAATCAAGTATGACTTGAACAAATCGATGGTGTATAACTTGGGAACTAATATGGATATGATATCCATGTTAGACCTGAAGATGACACCCCGAGAATTCGCGTTACACAAAGATAAACTTTGGTCGAGAGCTATCGAACCGGAGATCCTATATGGCCCAATGCAAGCCCTAGCTAATTTCTTAGCCAGGGAGCTGGGCATTATAGTGCCCAACATCCCTTTCTTCGCTTTGAGCAAAGGTCAGAGACATTGGACGCGATCCTTGAATCGACAGCTGGCGTACTTTAAAAGACGTGAGTTGCTCCTCCAACGGTACAATCTTGGTTTACTATTCTATAGCAAACTTTCGAAAGTACATGCCCCTTGGGCAAACGTTGCGGACGCTAGGCCGAATGCCATCCTCCTCTCAAGGGAGGCCCGCACCGGGTAGCAGGGCTCCAAGAGCCCAGTCCAAAGCTTCTCATAGACTTTAAAGTCCGTTGAGCATCTTGCTACTGTTCACACAGTAGCTAGAGGTGAGTAGGTGGTTCCTACAAACAGGTCTATATCACACTTGGTGTGGGCCTGGTCGTGCCTGGCTGAAATCCAAAACTTTCCGTTAAGTGCACTAGCGGACGTAAACCGCAGGGGTGCTTCTATGTGGGTTGTTGAACTT